CTACGTTGGTAAACTAAGACAACTTGATGATATTGGATTTGAGTTTGATTCATTAAGATCATCCTTCAACTTGAAGTTAGATGGAATCTTCTACTCATTGACATTGACTGAAGGTGTTTCATCTGCAACGATATTACCAGAAAACAACATACTCGTATCACTAAACGGTATCATACAGGAACCAGGCGTATCTTACGAGATCGTTGGATCTAGAATAATCTTTGCTGAAGTCCCAAGAGCAGGAGCAACATTTGTTGGATTCTCTTACATTGGATCTGATGCTGACGTTATATCTGCAACTGTTGTCCCACCGATTGAAGCGGGTGACGAATTAGACATTGAAGGTGAAGAATTCCCAAGAGAAGTTGCTCTAATTGAATCTTCTAACTCCTTGATTACATTTGAATATACAGGATCAGTTAAGGGTAGAAACGCAGAGGCACTTGCAAATATCACTAGTGGTCAAGTTATCGCTGCTACTATAACCAATCCTGGCGATGGTTACACTTCCAAACCTAACGTTGAAGTTATTTCTTCTACTGGTTTTGATGCAAGATTGGTGCCTATGATGGGTATCCAAAGAATTGATGTTAGGACTGCTGGTGTTGGTTATGCATTAGCTGTAGTTGCTGCTGAAACAACTGTTGAAGATAATTTTGTTACACCTACAGGAGCACCTGTAAATAACGGATTTGATGTCTACGCAGGTGAAGGTATTGATCAACAGGGTAACCCAATCGTTGTTGAAGATGGTCTAATCAGAATCAATATCAACCCTGTTAACGTAACTGTTAACCAAGGTCAGACTGCTACATTCACTGTTGTCGCTGACTTTGTAAGAGCGTCCGATAGTGCCCTAAATACTACTACACTCAACTATCAGTGGCAGAAGAAGGATTACGGCACAACCACTTGGACTAATATTATCGGTGGTAACCAATTAGCATATCCTACTGGATCCACAACACAACAAGATGATGGTGATGAATTTAGAGTTGCGATAACTGCAGCAGGTGCAACACCTGTTTATTCCTACTCTGCTATCCTGTCTGTCCAGATTGGTAGCACAGTGATATCAAACTTCACTCCTGATCAGATCTTCGACGACGCATGACCGCTACAGCAACCTACAATTCTGGCACGAAAGTGATAGCCGTAACTGGTGATGGTCTTCCTGATCCAGTTAGTTACGGTACCTTTCCTAATCTCAATAACCCGAATGGTGTTACTGAGCAAGCGTTTTCACATTCGTTTACTTATCGTGGTGGAGAGTTTGGTATTACTAGGACTTTCGATGATAACACATACTTCCAAAGTGGTTTTGTTATCTCTGTAAATATATCAACTAATGACAATGCCTTATTTGCTGCCGAAACTATTGCTCCTGGCGATCATCTCATGTTTGTCTTTAGTGACGGTAGGAAACAACGATTTATATTTAGAGGGACAACATTTACGTCCATTGCAGGAGAATGCTGGCTCGCCACAGACCAAAGATTAGATCTCATTGTTGCAGATTCACAAACAATACCAACAGGCACATACACATATTACGATCAAAGAAATGGACGTATAGAGACTCCTCTTGGATCTATTGGCATTGCTGCTAACGGTGTTGTATTCTTTAATCCCAGTGCAGGTAATGGAGGTAACCCTCCTGTTGGATTTAATTGGAATGCACATTATCCTAGCTCACCTGTAGATTTTGGTGATGACTCTTGTGGAGGACATCCAGAGTCAACAGGACAATACCATTATCATGATACTCATTTTATAGATTGTTGGAAGCAGAATTCTGCCATGGCAAACTATAACGATTACTATGGCAGCAGTCAGTTTAATGGTGACAACATGCGTCATCCTGATGGACATAGTAAAATTTTAGGATATTGTTTTGATGGATTTCCTGTTTACGGACCTTTCGGATATGATGTGCCGTTTACAGCGTCCCAAACAACTAGGTTTATGGGATCTAGCTATAGGACAAAAAATATTGAAACAGCAGGGAGACCTGATTACGGCACCACAGCACAAAACCCACCTGCAGGATCTTTGATACAGGACTGGGAATATATTGATGGTGTTGGGGATTTGGATATACACAACGGAAGATATTGTGTAACTCCTGAGTTTCCCGATGGGACTTATGCATATTTTATTTCTATTGATGCAACAGGTGAAGCAGCATATCCATATATGGTTGGCACCTTAAGTAGAGAGAGTTTAAATGCTCCTGCTAATAATGGAGCAGCAGCACCTCCTTCACAAGGTGGTGGTGACGGTGGAGCACCTCCTGTTACACCTACGTTACAAATTACTGCACAACCTCAAAGTGGCACAGCAGCAGTCAATACTACTGTTACATTCACAGTCCAAGCAAGCGTCTCTCCTATACCTGGTCCTATTTCATATCAGTGGTATAGATCAACTGACGGTGGATTTGCATACGCTGCAGTTACTGGAGCAACAAGTAACTCACTAGCATTTACTGCTTTGGGATACATGTCCAACTATAAGTATAAGGTTGAATTGAGAGGACCTTCACCCGCTAATAATGCAAGTAACTCACCTCTAATGTCTTCTGTTGCCACACTGTCTGTATCAGGACTTGGTGGTGGACAAGGTGATACTGACTTCTCATCCACTGCAGTGAAGTATGACAGCACAGCAGTTACATACGATGCTACCTAAATAACACTGTAGAAAACTACCTACCATGGCTAAGCAAAATTTATCAGTTGGATCTTCTGCGAATGACGGCACTGGTGATACTCTGCGTGATGGTGCTATTAAATTAAATAGCGTCATTGACGAGTTATACACCAACCTAGGAAACGATACCAATTTACAAGTTAATATCGGAGCACCTGTTAACGATCAGGTACTGCGATGGACTGGCACAGCTTTTACTGAATCACATCTAGATTCATTAAGTGCTGACCTTAATGTCAAAGCATTTAAAATTATTTCTGAGAGTGCAGGCAATATTGTTATTGAGCCAGATACAACAGGAGATATTCAATTTAAGGCAGGTAGTCAAGGATCAGCAAAGGCATATGTAGATGGTGCAGATGGATATTTTAAATGGACGGCTCCTTATGCATTATTGAGCGATCTTCCTGATGTTACTGCACATCACGGTATGCTTGCACATGTGCATGACACAGGAAAGGCATATTTTGCACACGCTAGTTGGATACAACTTCTTGATGTCACTGATGGTATTTCTATTCTGACTGATGTAGATACTACAGTAAATGGAGGACCTTCTGACGGTCAAGTATTAAAGTGGAATGGCACATCTACTAAATGGGAGCCTGCTAATGATGAGACTGCAACAGGCGGTGGTGGCACAACACAAAACCTATTTGAAACTATCACAGGTGACACTGGCACAACAACAGCGTCTGCTGCAAATGACACATTTAACATTGTAGGTGGCACAAACATCTCCACTGCATTAGTAGGAGATACACTTACAGTTACTATGACAGGTGCACTTGGTGCTCCTGACCAGAATTTGTTTGAAACATTTGGTGCTGATAATGGCAATACATCTGCTACCGTAACTACTGACACACTTAACTTCTTAGGTGGCTCAGGCATTAGCACTAACCTCAATGCAGGTGCTATTACATTTACTAACGATTCACCTAACATTGTGCAGAATGTATTGCAATCTGTATCAGGTGACAGTGGAAGTTATACTGCTGTTGCAAGTAACTCTGGAATTACTATTGCAGGTGGCACAGGTATTACCACTGCAGTTAGTGCAAATACTTTAACAATCACAAATACTGCGTCATTCCCTTCAGCAAATGAGAATGACAATATAGTCTATGATGGATCAGCATTCATTGCGACTGAATCTCCAACTATTAGTTTCAGAATCACTAGTGATTTATCTAATGGTTATAGATTTGATGGTGGTGGTTTGCCATCTAGTACAAACAATCCTACAATATATGTCTATAGAGGATTTACCTATAGATTTAATAACACAACAGGTGGTGGTCACCCATTTGCTCTTAGAGTATCAGATGGTGGATCTGCTGTAACTACTGGTGTTAGTGGATCTCAATCAGGTGTCCAATTCTGGACAGTGCCACAAACATTGAGTGCAGGCACAACTTACGTTTATCAGTGCACGATACATGGTGGTATGAAAGGTGACATGGTAGTAGTATGACACGTACAGTTCCTGGCTCTGGTGCAATTATTAGACCTGAATTCAACAGTGTGTTTGGAGTCAGGGCAGTTTTTGTCGAGAATGGTGGGGACGGATATGATGCTAATGACCCTCCTAAGTTAACTATACAAAATGCAGGTACTCCTTTAAGGGAGGCAGTTTTAAGACCTATTATCCAAGATAATAGAATACTTGCTGTTGAAATCTTAGATCCTGGCGAAGGATACGACCCTCTACGTCTAAAGATTGAAAGTACAGATCCAGGTAATCTTGGTGCGAAAGGAAAAGTTTTTTTAAATGCAACTGGTGGAATAGACTATATCCAGATGACAACTCTGGGTGATAATTATTTTGACGGCACTAGTGCTGTTATTGAAGGTGGCGGTGGCTCTGGATCAGAATTAGTCCCTGTTACTGGTGGTGTGACAGGTCTGGTTATTACCCGAGAAGGTAGAAACTATGACCTCAATGATGCTAACGTTATTATATCTGGTGGTGGAGGTGGAGATGGTGCTACTGGTACTGTTACACCAAACCAGTTTGGTAAGGTTACATCTATAACTTTAACTAACCAAGGTGAATTTTTTGAGACTGCACCCATTGTGCAGATTATTGGTGGAGGAGGAAGAGGTGCTGCAGCGGCTGCTGATATTAACTTGGGTGCCATTACCAGTATAGATCTATCTAATCAGGGTAATGGATATACTACAAGTCCTAAAGTTATATTTGCTAGAGATACCAATCTCATCCGTAAACAGAGGAATCGTCAGTCTCTTAATAGTATCGTTTATAATCTTACTGGTCTCATTTCAAATGTGGCACCAAGTGATTCGACCATTAACGTCGAGACTACTGCAGCGTATGCAGGCTCAGGTAAATTCTTGGTTGGGAAAGAAATCGTCAGGTATACTGGTAAAACAGCAACCTCCTTTACTGGACTCGACAGGGGTATCAACTTTAGATTTGACCAAAAGGTTATTCTTGACAACTTGCAAGACAATGCTCAAGGGGTTTCGCAATACTCTTTCTCAGTTACTGACCAAGTAAAACGTTTTGTTGCTAGTGCAACAAGTAGGGTTGCTATAGTTTATGACTGGGATCCTGTTGCACATGAGTTATTCTTAACCTTTGAGGTTGATGAATTAGCATTTATTGATGGTGGTAACTCTGCTGACAAGACTGCATCTATACAGTTTGTTGGTGGTGCTGCACAATCTAGTGGCACAGGTGTATCACCACACGTTATAATTGACAGTGCAGGTAACGATATTGTTACTTTTACCGATCCGTTATCAGCGATCCTAAACAAAGCGTTTGAGGATGATGATGAATTAGACGGAGCAGGTGATGGTATTATCGATCTCGTAAATACTGGCACTGAATTTGAAAATGATACAAACCTAGATGGTGGTATTGCCTCATCTAAATATGGTATTGAGGAAGAATTGGGTGGACAGAATATCACCCTATTCCAAGCAGCGGACAAACTATACGACGGAAACAACGTACCGCAACTAGCAACAGTAGTCACAGCGGGAGTTTTGGGTGACGGAGACACCCATACTTCCATAGCAACTATCAATGTTAGAAATAGAAATGCATCAGCATACGCAGTTAATGAGATCGTAACAGGTCAAACTAGCGGTGTTACTGCAACCTTCACAGGCATTACAGCAGGTGATAGGGATGGTGAATTTGTTTTAAATGTTACGGGTGTCACTGCATCCAACACTGCAAGTTTGTTTGCTGCAGGTGAAATTATACAAGGTCAGGGGTCAGGTGCACAGGGCACACACATCTTTACTGAGTATACAACCAGAGTCCGAAATGAAGACGATTAAAAACTCCATAAATAAAGTATGGGAGACCTATAGCTAGATATGGCACTATTAACCGACCAGTTTAGAATTTTTACTGCCAAGAGATTCATTAAGTCTCTGGAAGGACCCGATTCGGCACAGTCCGATTTGAATGCGGGATCCTCTAGAGATAGACTGTATGTATTCATTGGTAGACCTCAAAGCTGGGACAACGAGAATGACCCGCCCGATCCAACGGATTCGCTACAGGAATTTGCTGACAACTTTTCTGACATGATCTCCCTAAAGAGAGTTTTAGCAAATGATACAATTCAAGTTGTAAGAAGAATCAACTGGATTCCTCCTGAGCAAACTACTGGTGGACTAGGTTACGTCTATGACATGTATAGACATGACTATTCTGCTACCAAGACTGCTGCGTCAGGTGCTACTAAACTTTATGATGCAGACTTCTACGTTGTTAACTCATCTTATCAAACATATAAGTGTATTTTCAATGGCACAAGTCCTTCCGATCCAAACGGAAAACCTTCTACCGTTGAGCCTACAGGTACTTCAACATCTATCATCACAACTGCTGATGGTTATCGTTGGAAATATCTCTATACTATTCCTGTTGGACAAGTTTTAAAATTCTTCTCTAACGAGTATATGCCAGTGTTAGAAGATACTGCTGTTATCTCTGATGCTGTTGGTGGAGAGATTGATACAGTTATTATCGGATCTTCAGGTACTGGTTACAACAACGGCACCTACGAAAACGTCCCTATTAAAGGAGACGGTGTTGGTGGACGTGTATCACTAGTGGTTGACGGTGGTAAACTTGTTACTGCTACTGTTACATCTGGTGGATCAGGATATACATTCGGGACAGTGGTTATTGATGAGATCAACGGTATTGGAGCTGGAGCAGGATCTGGTGCATCTGTTGAGGTTATCATTCCTCCATCTGTAGGTCATGGTGCAGCACCTGACACAGAATTGGGTGGATACCGTGTCATGATTAACACCAAGTTTACATATGCTGAGGGATCAGGTGACTTCCCAACTGATAACGACTATCGTCGTATTGGTTTGTTACTTAATCCATTTAGATATGGCACAAGTGAATTGACTGCAGAATTAACCTTATCAGGCACAAAGGCAGTTATATTCTCTCCTACATTCACAGGAAACTATACCACAGACGAAATCATCACACAGTCTAGGACTGTTGGTGGACAGCAGGTAACTGCTAGAGGTCGTGTTGTTTCTTGGAATAGCACAACAAAAGTATTGAAGTATTACCAGAATAGAATCGACGGTATTTTCCCTGAGATTACTGGTAGTTTGACTGAGTTTGATGGAGGTAACCCAGTAGTGGGATCTATCTCAGGTACATCAGGTGACCCAGACATCAACTTCCCTATCGTCTCTGGATCCTCTACCAGAGTGATTAACAACACTGAATATGATTTGGGTATGGCATTTACCAATGGTTATGCAGATCCAGAGATTCAACCAAATAGCGGTCGGATTATTTACATAGATAATAGAGGACCAATCACTCGTGCGGGCGACCAAATTGAGGATATCAAAGTCGTAATAGAATTCTAAGATGCCACAGAATACCAACCTAAACATTAGTCCATATTTCGACGACTTCGATAGAGATAAGAATTTTTATCGAGTGCTCTATAGACCTGGATTCCCAATCCAAGCAAGAGAGCTAACGACGATGCAATCGATCTTGCAAAATCAGATCGAAAATATGGGACAGCACTTCTTTAAAGAAGGTGCAATGGTCATACCTGGTCAAGTAGGTTATGATCTAAACGTGCAAGCTATCGTATTGCAACAAGCATTCTTAGGAGTGGACGTTGAGACTTATCGTACTCAACTTAGTGGAATGATTATATCTGGACTTACATCTGGTATTCGTGCAAAAGTCCTATATTCAATCCCTGCTACTGAGTCTACTAGAGGATATATTACTCTATATGTAAAGTATATTGACTCTGGTGATACTGTATCTGAGACAAGCGTCCGTGGTTTCCAAGCAAACGAGCAGTTAATATCTGAGTCTGAGTTGACTTTCGGCACAACTCTTATTGAAATTGGATCACCATTTGCTCAGTTACTTCCTGTTGACTCTACTGCAGTTGCTGCTGTAGCATATATCAACGAAGGTATCTACTTTATTCGTGGACATTTTGTAAACGTCCCTAGTGCTTACATCATCCTCGATCAATATACGAATAATCCGTCGTATAGAATTGGTCTAGAAGTTGCAGAATCTATTGTTACCCCAGAAGACGACACGTCTCTAAACGACAATGCTGCAGGCACATCAAACTATTCAGCACCAGGTGGACATAGATTTAAGATATCTACTACACTGGTTAAGAAACCAATCACTGATGAGACAGATAAAAACTTCATCGAATTGGTTAGGATTAGAAATTCTAAGATTGAGCAACTTGTTAACTCAAGTGCTTATTCACAACTTGAGAAGTCACTTGCGAGAAGGACTTTTGAAGAGTCAGGTGACTATGTAATTGACACATTCTCTGTCACACTAAGAGAGCACCAAAATAATGGTTTTAATAATGGTGTATATTCTGCGGGTCAATCATCAAGAGAAGGACAGGCAGCGTCAGAAGCATATGCTGCTATCGAAGTATCACCAGGTCGTGCATATATTAAAGGTTACAGGACTGAGTTTTTAACACCTCAGTATGTTGATCTTCTAAAACCAAGAGACTTTGTTGGTATCCAAAACACTATCATTCCTTTGGAATGGGGTCAGTATGTAAAAGTATTCGACGTATATGGATGGCCAAACTTTACTGGTGAAGGTGTAGGTGATGCTTATCAAATCCTCGATCTATATGACGGTTGGACTCTCAATACTGGTAATAGTGTAGTCGGACAAAAAATCGGACGTGCTCGCTGTGTGCAACTACAGAAGGCAGGCACAGGTATCTTCGATATGTATATGATGGATATCCAGTTATATACTGCTGTCAACTTTACTGCAGGTAATGCAACTGTTGCAACAGGAGACAAACTGATCGGACGTATATCAGGTGCAACTGGATTTGTAACTTCTGATTTCTCTGGCACAAGAGTTTCTCTAGAGCAAGTATCAGGAAACTTTATCGACGGTGAAGTAATTACTAGAGATGGTAGAGTTATCGGCACACTAGATGCTATTCACACATATAAGGTTGTTGACGTAAGATCTGCTGTAGGTTACAACTCTAGTCAAGCAGTAAGTTTCCTTGCTAACTTCTTACTTAATGATAGACAAGTAATTAGAGGTGCATCTATTACTCTTGATCAGGCAGGATCTCCTCCTAAGATTACAGGTACAAATGGATCTAAGTTTGAGCAAGACATTAGACCTGGTGAAGTATTATGTATTGACGGACTATCATCTCCAGAAGGTGAGAAGTCATTTGTCATTACAAAAGCATCTAAGACTGCTATTAACTTAACATCTTCTAATAACACAGGTGTTACACCATATGTCTTTGACTATCAAGCACAGACAGCAACTATCGATACTGGTCTAACAAAAGGATCATTTACTGATGGCACATATAATACTGTTGTAAGATACAGACCATTCTTATATGGACAAAACCAACCATCTGGTCAGTTATCACAGGATATGCCTAAGCAGACTATCAAGTCTATTAGTGATGAATCATTCTTTGTCTTTAGGACATTCGACAATAAGACTGTTGTATCAGGTGGTCTAACTGTTGCACTTCCAGAATCAGAGCAGTTTGCTGCATTAGACGACGATAATTATATTCTTACAATTCTTGCACAAGCAGGATCTGCATACTCAGTTGGTGACAACCTTGATATTGAGGCACTTTCAGAGGCAGGCACATTAACAGTTACTTATGGTGCTGACAGACAGTCTATTACTATCGGTGGTTTGACAAACGTTACCACAGTTAAGTTGACTGCACTGGTATCTAAAAATATCGTTTCTAGAAAAATTAAGACTGCATCTAAGATGCGTGCTATGAAAGTCACTAGGACTTCTAAGCAACAAGATGTACAAAGATTTGGTCTAGTATATGGAGGACTCTATGGCACAAGAATCGAAGACCCAGAAATCTCATTCGGTCTCAACGATGTATTTAAACTCCACGCTGTCTATGAATCCGAAGATGACAACGCTCCCCAGATCCCTTACGTTGTACTCTCGGAAGCAACTTTCTTTGCACCTGGCACAGTTATCACAGGTGTCACAAGTGGAGCAAGAGCAGTAGTTGTATCATTTATCAACTCAACTCTAAGACTTTTCAATGTTGATCTTAACGGCACACAGTTTAATGCAGGTGAAACTGTAAACGGTGTAGATGTAGATGGCAACGTATTGACTGCAACTATTGATGATGCTGACGGATCTGTAGAGAAAGGATCTAAGGTTATCACTAATCAATATGAATTAAATCAATCACAAAACAGTTTCTTCTATGACGTATCTCGTCTAATTAGAAAACCAGGCACAACTCCTCCAACTAGACAGTTGATGGCAGTGTTTGACTACTTTATTCATGAAGCATCAGGAGATTATTTCTCTGGTCAATCATATACTGGTGTCGAATTCTCAGAAATTCCTTCACCTATTCTTAAAGGATCTAGTAGGACTGTTAGAGATCAGATCGACTTCAGACCTGCAGTTGGTGAATTAGCAACAGGACAAGGTACAGTTGGTAGTCCTTTCGAGGTTACTTGTGCAACTCTTGACTTTGATGCAAGACAATTCTCAACCACTGGACAAGGTGCAGGTGCTGCAGCAGCAGCGACACTCTTTGACATTCCAATGGCAGAGACAGAATTCCGTTGTGACTTTGATTACTATCTTCCTAGGACAGATAAACTTTTCCTAACTCATGATAATAATCTACAGTTACTAAAAGGTATCTCTTCTGAAGATCCACAACCACCTGACAATATGCAAAATGCTATGTGTCTAGCGACATTGAAGCATAGAGCATACATGTTTACACCTGAGCGTGACTCAACAGTTACACAGGAAATTATTCGTCGTTATACGATGAAGGATATTGGTGACCTTGATAAGCGTCTTACCAATGTTGAATATTATACTGCCCTATCTCTATTAGAAATCAAAGCAGAAGGTACTGCTTCCTATGATGAGAATGGATTTGATCGTCTTAAAAATGGATTCGTCGTTGATGACTTTACCGATCATAAGATTGGTGATGTTAATAGTGGTGACTATAAGTGCTCTCTAGATTTCCAAGAAGGAATCATGAGACCTTCTCACTTTACTAGCAACGTCCCTCTAAAAATTAACACTACAAAATCAACTAATGTTACAACAACTCCTGCAAACATTTGCATGTTACCATATACAGATGTTGAAATCGTTAAACAACCATACGCTTCAAGATCCGAAAATGTTAACCCATTTAACGTCTTTACTTTCATCGGGCGTATTGATCTTAATCCTACATCAGACGACTGGCTCGAAACAAACAGACTTCCAGCTAGAGTAGAGAATGTAGAAGGAGATTTCTCATCAGTACAAAATGAATTAAACATTGATCCTAACACAGGTTTTGCACCTATCCAATGGGGTGGTTGGGAAACTAACTGGGTTGGAGAAAGTTTAGTTTCTACAGATACTATCATCAATAGGACAGGAAGTCACAGTGGTGGTGGTAGTTGGGTAGGCACAAGACATCAAGGTCTTGAATTTATTCATGAGAGACGCACATTTGAAGTAAGAGAAAATCAGTCTAGACAAGGTATCAGGACAAGAATCGTACCTAAGATTGAGAGAAAATCTCTTGGTGATACAGTATTATCACAGACTGCTGTCCCATGGATCAGATCTAGAAACATCGCATTTGATGTGTATAGAATGAAACCAAGGACTAGAGTATACTGTTTCTTTGATGGAGTTGATGTTACTCCATACATTACACCTAAAGTAATTGAGCTTAATAAGACTGGTAGTAATAGCACAGTCAAGAATGAAGTTATAACTGCACCAGGTGCAAATACATTTAACCAACCATCTGACAGCACAATCGATAACAGTAACCAGATACCATTTGTGGTAGGTGAAACTGTTGTTGGTATTGAAAGTGGCGTGAAGTTAAAAGTTGCTGAAGCAAATGATGCTTATGTAACTACACCATATGGCACAGGTGCTGCAACATTACCGACATCATACGCATCTAATACAAGTATCCTAAACGTAGACATCGATGAAATGGCGTCTACTGCTAACGGTGAATTCCAAGGTAACGCTAAAGTTGGTGAATTACTTGTAGGACAGACATCAGGTGCTGCTGCATATGTTAAAGATCGTCGTCTACTAACAGATAACGTTGGTAACTTTAAAGGCACATTCTATATCCCTTCTCCTAAAATTGATTCCAACCCACGTTGGTCAACAGGTACAAGGACTATCAGATTTACAACTAGTGCTGGAAACGAAAGGACACCTGGCACAGTTGACTCATCTGCAGATGCAGAATACAGAGCAACAGGTACATTGCAGACTGTTAGAGAAAACATTCTTGCAATCAGAAATGCTGAAGTTGTCCGTGATACAGTTAATGATGAAAGAGTATTAGCAACATCTACTAGATCTGAAACTAGACAGATTGGTTGGTATGACCCTCTAGCACAATCATTCATTGTGGATGAAGAAGGTGGTATTATGATCACTTCTGTTGATCTATTCTTTAGGACTAAGGACTCCAACATTCCTCTCTCTATGCAGATCAGGACTATGGAGAATGGTAATCCTACTAAAGACATCTTGCCTCTATCTGATATTACAGTTAACGCTGCAGATGTTGAGATCTCAGAAAGTGCATTAATTCCAACAAGATTTACATTTAGATCTCCTGTTTATATCAAACAGTCGGTTGAATATTGTTTCGTCTTACTGTCTGACTCTAACGAATATCAAGTCTGGATTTCCAGAATGGGTGACGTTGAGAAGTCTGGAAACAGGACGATTTCTGAGCAACCATATGCAGGTGTGTTATTCAAATCACAAAACGCATCAACATGGACTGCTGATCAGTATGAAGATCTTAAGTTTACAATTTATAAAGCAGCATTCGATCCCGCTATTGACGGCACGGTGACTCTAGAAAACGTTGAGATGGGTGAGACTAACGGTGGTTATACCAGACTAATGGATAACCCAATGGTTACTATCCAACCTGAGCAAGTATTGACTCTACCTGCAGGAACATTTAATTATACGGTCGGTGCTAGATTGACACAGACACCATCGGGTGCATCTGCTACTGTCTCAGCATTTAATTCAACAGCATCACCGAATACCATTACTATCAATGACATCTCAGGCATATGGTCTGCAGGTTTCTTAGATGCTAGTAGTAATGCATTCCAAGGAATTGTATCTTCTCAGGCGACGGCAATTTTCCAGTTGTCTACTGTGTCTAACGGTGATTTCTCACCTAGACCAAACCCTGCTACAGGTACTGCTACTACAATAAACGACATTATAACTGGATCCACATCCAATTCTACTGCAAGGGTCACAGCATACTATGCGACAGGTGATACTCTACCTGACGGTGGTGGCACTGCATCTAATCCTGTATTGTATGTAAACTATGTTGATAAAGACTTCGACGTTGCAGACACTCTCTCGGAGAATGGCGGGGTTGTCACTGCTACTATTACCTCTATTGCCTATAGTGGAGACACAAGGAATAACTACCCTGTTTCGTCACCATCGTATCAGGCGAAAGATCGCAAAATCCTCGTGTATCACAAGAATCATTGTATGCACCAACGTACCAACAATGTTGACGTTAAAGGAGTAATTTCAGAAGTCCCACCAACAGTGTTGACTTCATCCTTAGCAGCAGGTGCTACATCTATTAACGTAGAAATAGCTAGTGCATTCCATACTCAAGTTAATGGACAAGCAATCGGTAACCTAAATCCTGGTTACTTAATGATCGGTAGTGAGATTATTCAATACTCTGCTATCGCTACAGACGGTAAAGTAATTACAGTTGCTACATCTGGTAGAGGATCTAACAGCACTGCTGACCAAGATCATCCTACTGGATCACCTGTAATCTGTTATAACTTTGATGGTATTCCTTTAACCGAAATCAACAAAGTACATGATGGAATAGAAGACCCATGGATGGATCACTACCTATTGAATACTACTTCCGTTGCAAATAACGGTATTAGGGGTGGTGGCATCATGGCGATGGCATCTCAAAACTTCCAGTTTGAGACATTGCGTCCATCAGTTTCTAACCTGGTATTCCCAGATACCTCCATCGCTGCTCGTGTAAATACTACTAGCAGCACATCTGTTGGAGACGGCACGACGGTTGTTGATCAAGCGTCATTCGTTAACAACGGCACATATTATGATCTTACATTGAATACTGAAAACTACTTCTCAACTCCTCAAATGATCTGCTCAAAGGTTAATGAGGATAATAAGTTGGGTGGTAACAAGAGTATCTCTCTTGATTTAACACTACATACTGATAACGCTAACGTTTCACCTTATGTTGACCTTGATAGGACATCTCTTATCACGATCAGCAATAGAATCAACTACTGGCCAGGTGGTCCTCAACCTCTTGGTGTCAATAGTTTGATCGAAGCGACTGCTAACGTATCTCTAGAACCTAGTGGAGATCAAAACGATTCCGTTTATCTAACTCGTATAGCAAACCTTGCTCAACTTTCACGCACACTTAAGATTGATTTTGGTTGTTATCGTCCACAAGGCACACAGGCAAGAGTCTATATTAAGACTTTTGAATCAGGAAGTGAAGTCGATCCTGATACAATTAATTTTGTAGAAGTACAACCTAAGGTTGAGATCGCCGCGTCCGACGTCTTTGAATTTAGAGATTATTCTTACGAAGCAACAGGACTTAATTTCAATGCCTTCCAAGTGAAGATTGTATTGAGATCAAGAAACCAAGCATTTGTCCCACAGGTTATCGACTTTAGGTCTACAGCACTCGCTACTTAAAGTACCTAAACTTCGATCCCGAAAACCGACAAGCTAATTCTACTTATTATTTTGTTATTTGTCAAGCATGGACTATAGAAAACTCATTCCAGTCGAAGGAAAAGAGGGTTGGTATCGTGATCCCCTGACAAATGCCATCGTAAACAACAATACATCTGAATACGACAAATACATGAAAGCCTTTAATAAGAGGCAAAAACAGGAAGTCACAATAGAGACTTTACAAACTGAAGTTGATGAAGTAAAATCAGACCTTAAGGATATTAAGGGTCTACTCAAATCATTATTGGAGCTACAAAATGACAGCAACTAAAACTGAAACACTCTCTAAAGAAGAGTTACTAGAACAATTTAAAACTCGTTATGAAAAGTTGATTGGTGAAAACAAAGAATTGACTGATAAAATCAGATCTAACGAGCAGACAGCACTTAAACTATTAGGTGCAATCGAAACCTTAGAATATCTCAACCCTGAGAAACTAGCTACAACAACAGAACCTGAGGACATAAATAGTCCAGAAGAATAGTGTGCAGATTGCAGAGGATCCTTTTAAGCAATGGCAAATAGACTACAACTAAGACGTGATGGTGCTCAGCAGTGGGCAAACATTAACCCGATCCTAGCTCAAGGTGAGTTGGGTATCGAGATTGACACGTCTAGATTAAAAATTGGTGACGGTGTTACTCCGTGGAATAGTCTTCGCTATGAGCGACCACTAGAAACGGAATCTAATACTGCGAACACTCTTGTTAAGAGGGATGCTGATGGTAACTTTGAGGCAGGTGCCATTACTGCTTCACTCGTTGGTAACTCTGCAACAGCGACAAGATTAGCAAACGCAAGACAAATCACCCTTGGTGGTGACATGTCTGGTAGTGGTACTTTTGATGGATCCGCAAACTTAACCATTACTGCAGAATTAAACTATCAAACTGCATTACCTCATTATGATCCAAATGATCTAGATGCTACAGGGACATACACACAGTTAACACTTGACTCTCGTGGTCGTGTTACTGCTGCTACTAGTCCAACAACCTTGTCAGCATATGGTATTGCTGATGCTCAGGCAGCAGATACAGATTTACAATCTATTGCAGATATGACATCCTTTGGTTTGATGTCACGTCAAGCAGAAGGTACAATTACAACTAGGACACTAACAGGTGGATCTGGTCGTTTAGTAGTTAATAATGGTAACGGTCAAAGTAATAACCCATTCTTAGACCTTGCTGATACTACAGTTGTCGTTGGTTACTACAATCCTACAGGTAACTTAGACACTCCACTAGTATCGGTAAATTTACCTGATGATGATACAGTCAACACTACAGAATTTACAGTTGATAGATATGGTCGTCTAACACAAGCACTTACAATTCCAATCGCTACATCTACACAAGGTAGTGAGTCGGCTGCGTATGATAACTCAACAACTTACGCTCGCTATGCGAAAGTCAAAAACGCAAGTAATCGCCTATATGAGGCTATCCTTGCTATCAGTGCTGGAGGCGGTGAGCCTACACACACGGACACCTCCGACACAGGGTCTTGGCGTTATTTGGGAACTGCTGTAACCCCACAAAAGGGTTTAGCATCTTTTAACCAAGAGGACTTCGATGTAACAGCATGGAATCCTGCAAGTGGATATGAGGGTGGTTTCGTAACCATCGCTGAGAATGGTGTAGATAATCTACAACTACAAAATAACAGAATTGGTTTTGCTGATGGCAATACCGTAGAGAATTTTGAATTAGATCAGGAGTTGACAGCAACTACTGGTTATAGAGGATTCAACTATCTTAATTATCTTAAAGTCAATGATACCTCAGGCAATCTTCTGTTTGGTGCTAATAACACTGGCGATAGTGGTGCTGGTGAGATCGATATTAATGTAAGGTCATACTATAGTGATCCTGACATTACACTTGATGGTGCTGTAACACAGAAATTAGACAAGACTGGTGATGGAGATCTTACTTTCCAACACACACAGAGCACAACAAACAATCGCACTCTATTAATTAATGCGACAAATGCAGGTAGTGGTAATGCTCTTATTAATATCACTGCTGAGAATGATATTACAATCAATGCTACCAACGTTGCTAATAGAGTCAACGTAGAAGACTTCCATTTCCAAGACAACGTTATTTCAACTACCAACGCTACGTTGATAATTGATCCAAATGACGATGATGGTGCTACTGGTTTGGTTAGAGTCCGTGGTGATCTTCAAGTAGATGGCACAACTACAACTGTAAACTCAACTACATTAACAGTCCAAGATCCTATCATCACTCTAGGTGGTGAGGATACTCTTGTATCAGATGATAACTTAGACCGTGGTGTAGAATTTAGATACTATGATTCACAAGAAAGATTCGGATTCTTCGGGTGGGACGAAGATTATGCAAACAGCAATATATGGTCTGGCACTGGTGGGTATCGCTTCCTCTACAATGCGACCAACTCTTCTGAAACATTTACTGGGACTGACGCTGCTGTCATTGCTGGTAACCTCAGGTTAACAACTAATACAGGATCTACTTGGAAGACACCTACAACTGGCAC